TTGTTGGATTTTTACATAAGGCAATTCGTCCATTGAACATGCTTCGTCAGACCGAAGATGCAATGGTTGTATATCGTCTTGCCCGTGCTCCAGAGCGTAGAGTATTCTATATTGATGTAGGAAATCTCCCGAAGCAAAAGGCAGAAGAATACATCAAGAATTTGATGACTCGCTATCGTAATAAACTTACATATGACTCTGCTACAGGAGACATCAAGGACCAAAGAAACCACATGTCAATGCTGGAAGATTATTGGTTGCCTCGTAGAGAAGGTGGTAAGGGAACCGAAATTCAAACTCTTCCAGGTGGTCAAAATCTCGGAGCAATGGAAGATGTCGAGTATCTTCTCCGCAAAGTGTATAGAGCACTAAATGTTCCACTCACAAGAATGGAAGTTCAGAGTGGATTCAATCTTGGTCGCAGCAGTGAAATTACCAGAGATGAAGTTAAGTTCTATAAGTTCATAGAAAGACTTCAGAATAAATTCAATGGTGTCTTCATGGATATTCTCAAGAAGCAATGCTTGCTTCGCGGAATCATGACACCAGAAGATTGGACTAAGATCCATCAAGATATTTCCGTAGTATACAGCAAAGACTCATATTTTACAGAATTGAAAGAAAATGAAATTCTAAATGAAAGAGTCAATATGTTGAATGTTCTTGGAAATTATAACGGAGTATTCTTCTCTACTAATTATATTCGAAAGAACATATTGAAGCAAACCGATGAAGAAATTGCTCAAATGAATACTGAAATGGAAGAAGATAGACAGAAGAATATACAGCAACAGATTCAGATGCAACAACTTGGTTTATTAGACCAAGATCAACAGCAGCAACAATAAATTAATATATAAATTAGGAGAAAAATATGTCCAGCAAACAACTTATAGAATCATTAGCAAACGAAGATCTCTTTACAGCAAAGAAACTGATCCACGAAGCACTCACTGAAAAGATGGGAAATGCTCTGGAAGAGAAACTTATTGATTTTGCTCCAACTGTTTTCAATGAAGGAAAATTAAGTCCAAAGCAAAAGAAAATTGCCAAATTAGCTGGCGATGAAGACAAAATCGATGCTCCAGATTTTGCAGCTCTTAGAAATAAGAAGAAGCATGTCAAGGAAGATGTCGATGAAATTCAGGACGCATTCGAAGCAGAGTTGAAGTCTTTGGTTGAAGAAATCGAAGAAGAAACTGGCGAAGAATTGACTGAAGAAGAAATCATCAATATTGCTGAAATGCTTCTTGATATGATCAACGAAGATGATACTGGCGAAAAGGCACAAGAAGATGATGATGAAGATATTGCAGAAAAAGATGCAGAAGATAAAGCAAAATCAGCAGTAAAACTTCAGAAACCAAATACTTCAAATGTTCGTCTTGGAACAAATGCAGAATATTGAGTAAACCAGAAAGACTACCATGAAACTAATAACAGAGACAGTAGAAGAAATTGAATCCCTCGTTGAATCAAACGAAGCGGGTGCTAAGACATATAAGATTCGTGGTGTCATGATGGAAAGCGACACTAAGAATCGCAATGGTAGACTTTATGAGGGAAAAATTCTCTTCAAGGAAACCAGAAGATATGTGTTGGAATATGTAAATAAGAACAGAGCAATGGGTGAATTGAACCATCCATCGGGTCCAACAGTGAATCTTGATCGTGTTTCTCATATGATTGTTAACCTCAGAGAAAGTGGAAAACAAGTCATAGGAGAAGCAAAGGTCATAGACACCCCAATGGGAAATATCGTAAAGAATCTCATTGATGCTGGAGCAAGATTAGGTGTCTCTTCAAGAGGCATGGGTAGTCTTGAGAGTCGTGGTGGGGTAAATTATGTAAAGGAAGACTTTACTCTTGCAGCAATTGACATTGTTGCAGACCCATCCGCTCCAAATGCCTTCGTTGATGGCATTCTTGAAGGAAAAGAATGGGTTTGGAACAATGGTCTTTTGGTTGAAAAAGATATTGCTGGATATGAAAAAGAATTAAAGAAAGCATCAAGTCGTAATTTTAACGAAACTGCAATCCGAGCATTTTCTGATTTCTTGAGAAAATTATGAATAATAAAAGAAAATTAAATGAATCATTGGAGCGTCAATTACGCTCCTCTATTCCTTTTATTGCTGAAATAATTACGGAAGGTAGCAAAGGTAGAAATAATAGAGCAGCAAAAAGTAGTAATAAGAAAAAAACAACTGCTCAAACTCAACCAGAAGTAACCCAACCTACAGTTGTTCCCATTCAACCTCAACCTCAATCTCAACCTACAGTTGCTCCAAAACCAATGGGCATATTAGGTCGTTTAGGAAGTGTGATTAAACAAGGAGCAGCAGAATTAGCAGCACATGCAGTAAACACATACACATCAACTGCTAAAACAACTCATGAACAATCACAAGCGGGAGCATATCATACTCTTTTGGGCATATATTCTCAGCATCTTGGAAGAACTCCAACTGAAATTCATACGATATTATCAGAACATCCTTCGCAAGAACCATTACCACCATCTGCTTCACATCCAAATTATGCAGACTTGTTAAAGTCTTATAAAGTTTCACACCAAGAGTGGAGAGAAAGAAAAGGACTTGAGGCAGAAATTGAAGGGTTACACAGAGCGCATCCAAACATTGCACAATTTGCAAAAGGGGCAATGAGAACTGCTCAAGACGCAAAAGCAATAGCAAATGATCCAAGATTGGATAGGTATTCTGCTGCAATGAGACAAAGAGCAGAAGAAGAATCAAAAAAGAGAGAAGAAGATAGAGCAATCCGTAGAGGACAATCAAAACAGACACCGTAAATGTCTAGACATAAGTCAGTCTAAATATTAAATATACTAAATAGTTTTTAGAGAAAAGTGGAGACAAAACAAATGGAAAAAACAAACCCATACGCAGAATATTCGTCAACCAAACTGTACATGGATGCTACAGGAAAGGGTGCTCAAGTTGCACCTCCAATCGCAGATCCAGCACAGTCACTAAAGAATAAGCAAACAATTGCTGCCAAAGAAACAGCAGTTGCCGCAAATCTACAGGACGGAGTGGATTATCTCGCCAGTCTTTTTGACGGTGAGAATCTTACCGAAGATTTCAAACTAAAGGCAGAAACAATCTTCGAAGCAGCAATCAATGAAAAAGTTTCACTGATTGAACAGAATATTCTCGCCGCTGCCAAGGAAGTAATTGAAGAACAAGTCGCTTCTCAACAAGATATGTTTGTTGAGCAAGTTGACGGTTACCTCAACTATGTCATCACTGAATGGATGGAAGAAAATAAGGTTGCAATTGAAAATGGTCTTCGTACCGAAATTGCAGAAAACTTCATCCATGGACTCAAGTCTCTCTTCGAAACATCATTCATTGATGTTCCACAAGAGAAGTACAATGTCATCGATGATCTTTATGATGCTAATTCTGAACTCCAGGAGAATGTCAACAATCTCATCAAGGAAAACATCAACCTCAAGAACGAGATCACCGCTCGTCTTTGCGCTGAAGCATTCATTGAAGAGGCAGCAGGTCTTGCCGACACACAAGTAGAAAAACTTGCCAAACTCGCAGAAGGCATTGAATTCTCTGGTGTCGAACAATACAAGCAAAAGGTTGCTCTTCTCAAGGAATCATACTTTGGATCCAACAGAGAAGAATCAGCACCAGTCGCAGCAAAGAATTCATATGTTCAACAAGCAAGTAGAATGGTTTCTTTGACAGAAGATACAGGTTCATTTGTTGGAACCGATGTAGATAATGCTGGTATGGAAAACATTGTAAATACTCTTTCCATGTTGAACAGAAACAAGGCAAGAACACAAAAATTAGACGAAGTAACATCAGCTGATCGCGTAAGATCACTGTTAAATTCAGGAACCGTTCAGGACAACTTTATCTGAAAAATAAAGAAAACTAAATAATAAAAGAACAATAGGAGAGAATAAAATGTCATCATTAGATTTTAGCAGAATACCAATGGATATGCTCGCAGAGAAGTGGGCTCCAGTTTTAGATCACTCAGACATGCCATCTATCGCTGATGCGCACAAGAGAAGAGTTACCGCAGTTCTTCTTGAAAACCAAATGAAGTCAATGCAAGAAGAAAGATCTGGCGGAAATCTTTTTGAAAATACAATAGGACCAATGGGTATGGGTGGAAACCCAACTACAGGTCAAGTCGGAGCAGCAGGTAACTTTGCTGGATACGATCCAGTTCTTATCTCACTCGTTCGTCGCGCAATGCCAAATGTCGTTGCATACGATATCGCTGGCGTTCAACCAATGAGTGCTCCAACAGGACTCATCTT